ACGTGAAGCCATAAATCTCCACGTCGTCCAGCTTGATCACTTCATCGATGGCGAGACCGGACACAATCGAGATCTTGTAGCCGGGAAAGACTTCATCCCACTTGAGTGGCGCCAGGTGCGGCAACTTGCGCGCCGTGAGGCCATCGCTATCGCCCAGCGGCAGGTCAGCCTGCTCACCGGCAGCGGGCTTGCGGTACAGCAGCTTGCGCAGCGACTTGTCGAAGTTGTCGAGCACACTGCTATGCACGGTCGTCTCCAGCTTGAGCGTGCCGGCGAGGACGTTTTCGTCGCCGTGTTTCTCCATTCTTGGCGTGAAACTCGTGATCTTCGTTTGCTGCTGGGAAAGGCTGAACATGCGGTGTCGCTCCAGTCGGGAAGGGATGGCCGCTTACGGCGGCGAGTCGTGTTGGGATGGGTTACCAGCGAACAGTCGCGTTCTTGAAAAAAAGTCCGGAACAAACGGCGCCACTCACTCTCTTGCCGTTGGCGTTCGTCGCTTCGAATGAAGTGGCGAAGGTGTCGGACTTGCCGCACGCGAACCACGCATGCCCGGTAACCTTGACATCGGTGAAGCCCTGCGACTCCAGAGCCTTCTTCGCGTCATTGGTGCTGTAGCAGCCAGCCAGAAGCAGCGTGGCAAGGGCGATCAAGATCAGCTTCTTCATGGTGGTCCTCGTCTGATGAAATGGGTTCCCGGCGCTCTGTATCTCGGCAGCGCCGGGCTTTCGCTTCCTCCCGCTTTTGTCGTGTCGGCGAGTCTTGTCGTTCGGGATCAGGGAGCACAGGCAACCGGCTAAAGCTCGTGCGGATTGCGCCTGTGCACGCATCCGCCGGCATGGCTCTCCCTTCGCGATCCCTACTCTCTCGGGTGCATTCGGTTACTCGCTGAACTTGCCGGCGACGACCTTGCCGAGGTCGTACAGGGCCGTTTGTTCCTTCTTCGGGAGCGCGCTCACCAGGTCGATGGCGGCATCCAGCGCATCGTTGTCTGTGGCCAACTCGATCTTTCGCTTCACCTCGTCGACGGAGAAGGATGGATCGCCATCAGCGCTCGCATTCTTCGCATCGGCTTTCAATGCGGCCTGCTTGAACTCGTCCGGGCATCCTTGAGTTCCGCCGAGCGCGATCTGGTGTTCGCGCGGGATCACCGACCACGTGGACTTGAGATTCTCCATGCCGCCACGTGCCGCAGCTTCGAGGCGGGAGCGAGACCCCTGGACAGTCTCGGACTCGTCCAGTCGCTTGATTCGCGTCTGCTCCTTACGCCCACGTGTGGCGGTGAGAGAAATCGCAACGTCGCGGTCGATGTGCGAAAGATGACTGACACGAATGCCGCCGACCTCTTCGCCACCGAACTTCACGTCGGGGCGGTTGTAGAGCGTCATGCTCCGTCCGATCCATTCGCGGCCATCACTGCCCCAGGCGAACACGAGCACCTTGCGCATCGACTTGCACGGCTTGTAGGGGCGGCCACCTTCACCCTCGTAGTGGATGACGACAGGCTGTTCCTCGCCGCCGCCGCGCTGTACATCGGACACGGTGATGATGATCGGACCGCCAAGCAGTTGCTCGGCATTAAGTTGGTCGGACTTCGGGACGATCGTGTCCCGCAGATCGCGCACGCTAGTCGACATAGCTAATCTCCATTTCGTTTGTGATTGCCCAATCAGGAAGTGCCAGCGACTGGATGCCGCTCGGGTACCCTGGCCAGGTATTGGTTTCCAGGCACGCAGCCATCATTTCCATGCCGCGCCCGCGGATTTCGTAGCCGCGAGACTCGCCAGCGGCGTCAAGCTGATAGACGGCGGCGAGGTAGGGCGACTTCTTTTCCTGTGCGACGATCAGGTATTGGTCGATCAGTTCGCCGCAGGCGCGAGTGCCCTCGCAATAGTGCGCATGCGTAACGTCGTATCCGTAGGCCACGACAGAGCGCGCGAACGCACGAGTGCCTGCATCCTCGGTGGTTTTCAGGTCGATCATCTTTCGCGTGCGACGGTTCCAGCGGTCAGCACGTGCCTTGCAGCGCAGACCCGTAGCCTCGTCCACCCACCACATCGTGACCTCACTATCTCCTTCAGCGAACAATGCAGCGATCTCCGGGTCGCGCATCAGGGCGGAATGCATGGCCTCGATCAGTGCGAAGTCGCTGGCCGACAGGATGATCTTGCCGGCGTTTTTGCGCTCCCACGCATCCCAGAAGGCGACGCGCTCGATGCTCGACTGACTCGGACTCTTCGCGTTGCGCATCGCATCAGTGGGGCGCCCGGGCGCGTTTACAGGCTCGCCGACATAGCGCTGAGCAAACAGGTCCGGCAGCAGCACGCGGTCGTGATAGGCGCGGCCGAACGTCTTGGCTGGCGTGTCGTTGTCCTCGACCTCGTCCACCCATGCGCGATAATGCGCAGGCGTCCTGGCCAGCAGCTTCAGCGCACCGCAGTTGACGACGCCGAGTTCCTTGCGGTGGTACACCTCGGCTGGGACGCCCTGGTGAATGCCGGGGGCGTAGTCGAGGATGCTCTCGGGTTGGAGGAGGGCGTTCATGCAGGAAGCCCCGAACGCTCCATCAGCTGGCGCGTGATGAACTCAACCATCGGGCTCTCGGGCGCATAGCCGAACCACTCGCACGCATAGACGACACCCCACTCGCGAACGATGTTGTCCCAGCGGTCTGCCTCGAAACGCTCCTCGACTGGCGGAATGGCACCTGGCTTGCCGTAGGCGAGGACAACGCTCACGGCAGCAACTCCGCCTGCTTCGCCGGCTTGTACGTCTCGACCTCGACGTCGTCCGCGATCAGCTTGACCAGCTCGTCCTGCGTCGCCACGGCCGCCCGGAAGCGCTTGGAGACGTGCGCGACGGCCTGCGCTGTGGTGCTGGCGCGGACCAGGTACTTCTCGTCGGTGTCGCCATCGGTGACGGCGTAGATGCGGGTCTGGCTCATGCCTGCACCTCGATCATCCGTTCAACCAGCGCCAGCGCGGACGCCTGAAGCTCGGCGACAGTCGGCGCGAGTTTCGCCCAGGCAGCGTCCCTGGCAGCGGCCCAGGCAGCGTCCCCGGCAGCGGCCCAGGCAGCGTCCCCGGCAGCGGCCCAGGCAGCGTCCCCGGCAGCGGCCCTGGCAGCGTCCCAGGCAGCGTCCCCGGCAGCGGCCCAGGCAGCGGCCCTGGCAGCGTCCCAGGCAGCGTCCCCGGCAGCGGCCCAGGCAGCGTCCCCGGCAGCGTCCCTGGCAGCGTCCCTGGCAGCGACGGCATCGCGCCGAGCCGCTTCGATCGCCGGCTTGATGCTCGGCGTATTCGCGAAGTCCGTGATCTCTGGCAGTGCGGCCAGCGCATCGGCTTGCGCGTTCAGACCGGCCAGACGCAGCCATGCTGGCGTGTACATGCGCACCAGCCAGTCGCACGCCATCGTCGCGCGGCGAGCCTCAACCTCCACCGTTGACTTCGTGCCGACGAGGCGCGCAATCAGCGGGCGCAGCAGTTCGGTGCGCTTATCGTCCGGGAGCGCGTCGTTCCACGAGCGGAGGAACGAGGCGATGACCGGACAAGCACATTCGGGCGTGTCGCTCCACGGTTCGCCGGCCACATAGCTAACGGCTTCCATCACGCACATGCCTTCTGCGATGTTGGAATGACCGCCGCTGGCGAGATTGACGGCGGCCACTTCGGCTAGGCGGTCTGCGATAACTTCGGTACTCATGAGAAGCCCTTGCCGGCGCGTTGCCGGCTCTGTTGAAAGTGAGTTAGCGGTCTTTCGGCAGCGCGTTCGGTCGACCATCGAGCGCCACCAACACCGGGGCGCCATCGACCAGGCGAACACGCGGCGGCGCGGCGCCAGCGTTCTCGCGCTGCTGGATCTCTGTGGCGTGCCGAGCGCTATAGCGCGCCATGCGCTCGGCCGCAGTCGGCTGATGGCACTGCGCCCAGCGATCACGCGGGAAGAACAGGGAGGCGAGGAGGCTCATGCGATTTCCTTGTGCAAGAGGTCGCCACGCGCAGCGGTATCAGCAGGCGAGGGGGTCACCTGTCCACTGCGCGTGGCGGTTGAAGGGGTGCCAGCCACGGCGCGATCCAGGGGAATGAAATCTCCGGCAGCGTCTCGCGACGGG